AATTGAAAGTGTTCCATTTTCCAGATTAGGATTAAAAGTCCAGTGGACAGGAAGACCAGTGGTAGTAGTAGGCAGTCTATTATAATCATAACGACTTTTATTAATAAGCTCATACTGTGTTCCACCGGTAGTATCCTTTAAAACTACTTGTGCTACTTTAAGTGAATTAGGAATTGTATAATCTTTAGTGGATAATACTAACGTAACAGGAAGCTCAGTCCTTTTCCATAGAGGCATACCTAAAGTAGCAAACCGTAAAACAATATTGTTTAGTGCTTGAGTACCATTAGTATATGCCTCAGTGGAAGGAGTCTCACCTTCTGCTAGCACACCACACTTACGCAGTGCTGCTTTAATTAGATTATCTCTATTAGATTCGTATGATGTGTTTGCAGATGTAGTCATATATTAATGTGTGTAATAGCGCATATGCCCAATGATTAGCGATGGAGCCGCCAACTCAGAAACAGCAACTGCTGCTCCTGTAACAGAAGAACCAGACCTACGTAGAGCTAATCTCTGTGTATTTGGTGTCATAATTAATGTGAGTTGTGTAAAATTTGCTGGTAGTGTAAAGCCAGAATAATAACTTAAATATCCACTATAGTTTTTATTTGTTACATTAGCACAAGGAAAAGGTAAACCAGCAATTTCAATGTTACCCGTCATACCAGATAAAGCCGTAGTGTTAATTGTAAAAAGTATATCAACCGTTCCAGTCCTAGCGTCTCTTTTCCAAGTGCCTTGCTGAATTGTATACGTGTTTGAACCAGCAGCAGTCGTACCAAATAAGGTTGGAGTCCAACTTCCTTCAGTGTATCTAGCTCCTTGACCCCTAATAACCCAATTAGCTGCTTTAGAAGTAACAAACGTAGCGCCAAAAGAGCTGACTGCTACCGATGTAACTAAAACAAACTCACCATTAGTTCCATCTTCATTTTCTACATAAAGAGTATCCCCGAGTCTAATTAAGTCCATTGTTGCAGGAGTTACAGACTGTAAACCCCCAGCGTGGCTAGAAGCTACATAAGTGTTTGCTGCTTGATCTGCAATGTCAATATTTCCATTTCCTTGAACATATGATGAATCAAAGAAAGGTAGAGCATTACGTGATGTCCCTGTAACTAATTTAGAGTTTTTAGCAATTCTAAGATCAGCAACATTAGAACCAATAAAAAAAGCAGCAACAGTCATATTAGCAAAAGTATTGCTTTCAATTACACCACCACCAAATGCAGTTATAGCAATATTATATGCAGAAATATTACTAAAACTATTGGCCCGCACATCTACACCATAACATGGCCCTACGTATACAGCACCCTCTCTAGATGTTTTATCAAATACAAGCGGAGATTGAATATAAGATTCATGCGCATTGTTATGATAACGAAGACCTTTTACTCCAGCAAAACGAGCACCAATATCACCGCTATTAAAATTGATTCCACAAAAATCGTGGTTAACGCCCCCATCATCTTGAACTGCATAAATGCCAGAAGTTTTATTTAAGTTAATTTGCACTTCAGTTCCATACCAAATGTTATTAGTGAACCCCTGGCTTTGTCCTGCTCTACGTTCTGCACCATTAACAATCCAAATACCTGCTCTTGTTTGTTGAGCTAGCTCTGTATAATCGCATTTAAAATGTGAACAACCATCTAAAATATGTGCATATTTAAATTTTTCAAAGTAAACATTATTTACATTAATATAAGCACAAGACTCTAAAACTAAACCCCCACCAGTATTGCTACCATTTGTGGCTACAACAGCAAAATCTTTTAATGAAATCCTTAGTGTTGTGTATATATTAGTAGAAGCATTTAAAAAAGCTAACCCATTTCCAGTACCAGAATATACTAATTGAGAAGCTAGTTTACCCATACCTTGCCAATTAACGTTTGCTGATAGTGTAGGAAGTGATGTTACTAAATATTTACCACGAGGTAAAAAAATAGTGGCCCCATATGGTAAGGCAACAGCAGCAGCATTTGCTAAACTAATAGCTACAGTATCGTCAGTTACACCATCACCAACAGCCCCATAGTTTTTTACATTAATATAGTTATTATATGTAATGTTGTTTACGTCATTAAGCCATGCAGCTTGGATAGGGGTAGTACGATCAACAAAAGTAGTGCTTGCCATTAAGTAACTCCAGCAATAGAATAACCAGCAATTGCAATGGCAGCAATGCTGCTAGTAGCTGGTTTAAATAGTTCAATTAAACGTTCGATAGAAATACCAGTGCCATCTGCTTTTGCACAATCAGCCGTAGTAAAATCAGCGTAACCAGAAGAAGTCCAAGGATCACAAACAAATGTAAATACATCTTCAGGACGATCTCTAATAACTGGTACTGCTAAACCTGATTCTCTAACACGAATATATTTTTGTGGATGATCGGTTTCAAAGTCATTAGCACAAACAATCAGGCCATCCCAACGTTTGCGCACTTCACTGAATTTAAACTTACCACCACATACATCACATATAATGTTATGAGAACCCTTTTTAAAATAGGTTCCAGGCATTACTGTTCCTTAGCACTCATCAACTTATCAAAACGCTGTTCCATTTTATCAAGACGACTCCAGAGTTCTGCTTTAAACTCTCTAAAATCTTCTTTACGAAAATACGTTTCGTGAATCTTTTTATTATCTTCTTCTAAAGATTTAATACTATCTTTAAGAGATTCAATTTGATTTCTTCCAAACCACATGATAATCCCCATAAGTCCAGTAATAATCCATTCAACAGTTTGCGAGTCCATTAAGTCTTCCCTGCAAAAGTTAAGGTTAGTTTAGATGTTGCAGTTCCTCCGCCAGCAGAGGTAAACTGTAATGGAGCTGTACCAGAAAAAGTAATTGCCCCTGTAGGTAAATAAATCTTGTTCTTAATTAAAGCTGAACTACCACTAAAGGTTAGTAAACCTGTTGGAGTAATAACTCTACTTCTAATTTCTAAAGCAGTACCACTAAATGTAATACTACCAGTAGGATTAATTACATAGCTACCAGACGTACCAAACGTCATAGGAGCAGTTCCACTAAACGTTACAGTTCCTGTAGGTAAATAGAACTTCTGATGTATTACAGTAACTGTTCCTGAAAATACAATTGACCCACTGACAGCAAACTGTCTACTTCTAATAAAAGTATTAGTGCCTGTAAAAACAATGCTGCCAGTAGGTGTGATAACAAAACTACTAGCATTGTCAATCTGAAACGCATTATTTTGAAAAGCATCAAACTGAAATGCTGTAGCCATTTAATCACCGTTTAGTTAGTGTTGCATGTAAATCCTGTGCTGCTTCTTTAAAGTTTTGCAGTGCAAACTGAACATACTCTTGATTCTTTACAGATAGATCAGGAGAAAAAGAATAACCCCAAGAAGCATCAAAGTTGCAGTTATATCCATTTGGATTCCATTTAGCATCAGTATGGGGAGCCTGAGTATCCCGCCAATCTTGCTTTAGATAATAGAATGCCATCTCTGCTACAGGAGGCCATTGGTGAGTAGGGTCACCATAAGCTCTGTTACTTGCCCAATGTGGTGTGATTATCGTTGCCTTGCCTTCTGGTTTAAGCACACGGTAAAGTTCATTGAAAAAGTGAACCCGTTCAGTTGCCGTAAGATGTTCCAGGAAATGAGAGCAATGTACTTCGTCAACGGAATTGGAATCCCAACTCCACGTTCCCCGTACATCGAGCACAACGTCCACACCTTCCATCGCGTATTGATCAACACCAATAAATCCTTCACGCTTATTTTTTCCGCATCCAATGTCTAGTCTCATATTAGTCCTTACCAAGTAAAATCTGCAATGCCACCACGCTTACCTTCAAGGTCATAGTGTCCAACTTTAATAGAGCAATCAATAGCACAGCGGTAACCGTGCTTACGAGCGTCTGACCAGAAATAAAGATCCTGAGTGCTTACACCTTGTTCTGTTTGTGTTTTAAACCAAGGCTTGCGTAGCTTCTCATCTTTAAACATATCTAGACGCCAAATATTGAAACCCATACCTGTACCACAACATTCAACCAAACCACCATTTACATCTGGTAATTGTGGTCTGAAGTTAAGTACAGGATCTTTAGGATCTCCCCAGATTTGGGCACAGCCACCAGGGCCTTGAGTAAAATATAAGCCACCAATGCAAGCATACTCAGGATGTGCTTCCATTTGTGCTAGTAACTTTACAATACCATCAGGTGGTGGAATATTATCATGCTCTAAAGTTAAAATATACTTGTATTTGCTAAGGTCTGGATTAGCAAGAATGCTCTCAATAGCAGTGCTAAATGCATGTCCTACTTCCATACCTACAGCAAACAATCTTACAAACTTTGCATTAGGAGGAGAATAAAGATTCATCCATGATGCTACTGCTTTAGTAGGAATACTACCAAAACATGGTACAATCATGATACAAGATAAATCTTTATATCCTACTTCTGCTGTAAGACGACTAATTGTTTTGGTGAGGTCTGCACTATGCTGCCCCTCACTATAACTAGAAATAATTTGTGGTTGCATATACCCTCTTAGGTTAAGCTGTAATCCAAGCTGAAGACGGATAAGGCGATGCTCTAATAATATCCCAAATAGCTACATCAACTGTTCCGGCTGTTGCTACGTTATACGTGGAAGACTGTACTCCGCTTGTGTTATCTTTTAAACTTACTTGCATTGTAGAGAATGGAGATAGCGTACCGTTTTGCTGTGCATATACAGAATACCATCCTGAGGGTGGGTCACTTAATCCAACAGCAGCAACGTTAGTAGCTCTAAGACCACAGGTAAATGTAGTTACAATACCAGTGCCTGTAGTTGGTGTATAAGCAGCAGATGATAAACTACTAACGCCTTGAGCAGAATTACCAGAACTATTACCAAAAGTACTAGGAGGTAATTCCATTACTAATAAAGTAGCATCTGTAATAGTATTTACTGTAGAAGTAACTGTTACAGTTTGTGAACCAGCAGTAACCCCACTTTTATGAAACACAGAAATAGATTCAAAGAAATTGGAAGCATCTGGGCCTGATGCTTTAATACCTCCAGAAATAGCCCCATCTACTGAACCAGAACAAGATACTGTCGATGTTGATCCAGTAGATGCAGGAATGGAATTACACACTGCTTGTAAAGCATTACCAGCAGTAATACCAGATACAGTAACACCAATAGAAGTAATGTTACCAGTACCTGTAGCTGAAAAGATTTGAACTACTGGTGTTGGCATATTATACAGTCTCTACTATAGCTGTTATTTCTGCTGTAATACTTCCAACTACTGCTAACCACCCACGAGCTTGTGAGGTTCCATTTGGAGCAGTAATATTCATTGACAACGTTGAAGTTGATATCTCTGCACCAGTAGGATTTAAAGCTAATCCACCTTCAAATTGTCCTAGTACTGCTGATCGCCATGCTCCTGTTGGTGTATCTTTTACTTGAACATAGACAATTACTGGTACAGTACTAGGCCATACTGTTGTTGGATTTGCTGTTGCTTGTCTAGTAATTTCAATAGTAAGTCTTACAATATTAGATGGTAAATTTCTTGGTTGTAAATCTACTACTCCAGTAAGAGGACCAATAGCTGATAAAGTTACACGAGAAATAGGCATGTTATGCTTCTAAGAATAAATAAGCTTTAATATTAGAATTAATACTAAATTGACTATTACCAATACTTGCTGGCCATGAACTAGATGTTGCTGAATAAACTGCTAGGACATTTGGATTCATAATAATACTTTGGTTAGCAATAATAATAGAACTATTAGCAACAATACCCCAAGATCCGTTAGCATTATTAGTTTGAACTAAATATGATGCACGCAAAGCTCCAGTACCACCTGTTGAGGTAGTTGATACTGCCCAACAAAGTAAGTAATTACCGCCAGCAGAAAGAGAAGTACCAAACGGCAAACTTACAATCTTTTGACCACTAAGTACAGAAGCAAATACAGTACCAGCAGAAGAAGAAGTAAAGGATGTTGCGGCATTACCTAAAGTCATTCCACCAGATAGGTTAGAAGAGAAGCTGGCTTGCATTACAAAACTACTAGACTGCATAATATCATATCTAGAAGTGCTAGCACCTGTTCCTCTACTATATATACCATAGCTCATTGTTTGACCTACAGAATGACTTATAGAGCTAGATGCTGAACTCATTGATACATACATATCAAGAGCAGACATAGATACATTTTCTACTGGACTAATGCCTTGGAAATACAAAGTATTTTGTCCATAAGAACTATAGCTAGTATTATTACCTAATGGAACAGGCTCATATTTATTAATCACTGGAGCAGAAATACTAATTGTACTGCCTGCAGAAGTAATAGTTAAGTTTACACCAACTAAACTAGATGTAGCAGGAACTGATCCAGTAATAGTAGAACCATTAAGACCAAAAGAAAGTAGGTTAGAGTTAGCAAATACTACGTTAGCTAAGTTATTACTTGTAGTGCCAGCACTAAAATTAACAACTCCACCTACAGGAGATGGAGCACTAAGAGCTAAGTTTAAACCATTTGAATTAAATGTAGCAGAAGCACTTACGTTTGTTCCAGCAAAAGTAGTGCCTGTGCCAGCATAGCCAGCAGCATTTAAACTTAGGCCAGAGCTATTAACTGTCCAGGTTACATTGGTTTGTGCTGTGTTTAAACCAATACCATCATTACTTGCACGAGCTGTAGTAACACCATTATGACTAGCAGTAATTACGCTACTATTAGACATACCAAAAGTAATACCATTGCCATTATTAAAAGCAATGTTACCAGTATTACCTACTTGAGTCCCTGCAGAAATTCCTTGAACGTTGCTTTGAGTTTGGACAGTTTGATTAGCTGCTGAGAAAACCAAAGTTGCAGCATTAGCAGCCGTAGCTGCAGAAATTGTAACATTATTACCTCCTTGATATACGATGTTAGTACCACTAACAGTAGAAAAGTTAGAGGTATTACCGCTGATAGTAATACTATTTAAATGACCAGAATTCCAATCACTAGGTCTAACCACACTTGTGGCTGTTCCATCAGCAACTGTTTGTGAATAGACGTGAAAGTGTGCCATTAGTTAGCCGAGATAGTAGGAGTAATCTTAATGTTATCACCAGAATTAGTGATAGGGAAAGGTGCTGCACCATCACGCTCTGAGTATACAAGTAGACCTGAAACAGCCTGAGTTACATAGTAACCATAGATGTTTTCAACAGTACCTGTAGAAGAACGTGTAAAAGTTTGTTGAGAACCGTAAGTAATAGTACCAGCAGAAGCTGCACCCCATGAAGCACCAGTTAGCGTAATAGCAGCATAACCAGCAAAAGTAGCTTCAGTATATGTGACTGCTGTGTCAGTATCGGCAGGAGTAATATTGTTTGAGAATAAACGAAGCACTAGGTTTTGTGGTGCCGTTTTGTTAGTAAGAGCTTCTAGTGCAATATTCTCACCAACGTCCGGAAAGTTTAACGCCATTATACATATCCTAGTTGTACTGCTCGATCATAAGAACAACGACGACAAGCAGGAATTTCTTCAAATTTTGCAATACGAAGTCTACTAGATTGGTACTGTTGCTCTTTAATAGTAACACCATCGCTGTTAACTAGATGCACAGTTACAGGCTCTTCAAGTTTAAAAATAATACCAATGCCATCTGGAGACATAACCCACATGTTATTTCTCCAAACAGTTTTGGCTTCTTGTGTTAGGGCTACAGAATTTTTACTACGGAAAACCCCATTCCAGATGTCAGAAAATAACATGATTAAACTGGAATAGCAATATATTGCAGTTGGATACCTGTTGCTGTAGCAGTACCCATATTTACGTTTAGTGCTTCACCTGGGTTTGTTTCAAACCAGCCGTGCTGATTAAATGGAAGAACAACACCACCATTAGCACCTAAAGGAAACGTAGCACTAATATCGTTAGTTGCTGATTGAAACTTTACAGCATTAGCTGCGGTAGCTACAATAGCAAGTTGAAGAACTCTGTATTTAACAGAAGTTTGTGCCGCAACTAGTTGAGTGGCACCCAAAGCACTAGCATTAGCGGCAAGATTAACATGCACTGTTTGTTTTGGTGCAACTAAAATAACATGTTGAGACATTTTTTCTCCAATAAAAAAGGCCTCCGAAGAGGCCCTTTATTAATCGTCAATAACTTCGCCAGCGCCGGGAACGAAGTATTCAATCTTCACATAACCCGTACCGCCTGCGGTAGAAGTGCCAGCAGAGTAAGTGGCAATTACTTGTTGGTCCTGAGTAAGCTTAACGCCTACTTGAGCACCAGTGGCAGTACCACCAGGAGCATAACCAACAGAAGTAGTACCCATACTAAAAGCATTGAGTAGACCAGTAGTAGCACCAGTCCAGCCAAGGTTAAAAGTAGCAGCACCAGTTACAGCAGCGGCTGTTTGAAGAACGTAAATACCAGCAACAATAGCATCACGAGGAAGCACGCACTTAACAGTTGAGCTGTCAGTACGTGCAATCGGAATAATCTTTGCCAGCAACTCACGGGGCTTAGGGTAACTAAGACCAATTTGAGCAGCTTGTACAGTCATTTGTTAGCTCCTATTAGGCACCAACTGAACCGTAAATACCACGAGGATCAGTCCAACCAAAAGAGTAACGAGCAGTGGCCTTGAACTTGGCGTTCTCGGTATCAAAGTCGTTATCGGTTTCAAAAGCATCAGCGCGACGCTCAAAATACTTCATGCCATGAGGCACATCAGTACGGATAAACCAAGCATCGGGGTCAGTCAGATAGTGGTTAACCACGGTCTCTGGGACCATACCAAGAGCCTTGAGTGCATTGACGTCGTTGGTATCAACACCAGGACGACCATCAGGAGAAACAAGACGCTTTGCTTCAAAGATGTTTTGACGAGCAATAATCAGGCTCTTTGGACGAACGCTGATAAGCAGACCACGATCATTAGTGAAACCAGCGATATCAATCATGGCTTGCTCAAGAGCAGCTTCTGAAAGGTCAGCGTCGGTAGTCAGCTTGTTTGACCAAGTACCACCAGCAAAGTTAGGATGGGCAGTGCTCAGTAGAGCAACACCATCACCACCAACATAGCTAGCATTGACTGCACGGTTATAAACGTTAGCAGCGATAATTTCTTTAGTCTGACGCATGGAGAAAGCAAGACCTTGAGCCTTACGTTGACCAACGACATCATACTGGTCATCTTCCATAATCTCGCGAGTAATCACAAAGCCTAGTGCATAGACAACGTGATTATAGCGAGTAATGAAAGCTTGACGTTCAGTATCATAACTAATAGGAGAGCCTTCGCCCTTGATATTAGCTAGACCAAAAGAACTAACACCAACGTCTTCTTCAAACTGTCGGGTTGACTTAAAGGTTTCAAACAGCTTAGTGTACTCAACTGGGTACTCGCTGTAAGCCTTACCATACCAAGCATTAATACCAGGCCATAGGGCCTTGGCAAAGCTGGAACTGTTAATAACTGACATGTGTTACTCCTTTAAATTAGGTGCCTGCGGTGTTACCGGAGAAGTTGTTAGTGTTCAGAGTAACAAGCAGCTTCCAGTTAGCAGAGTCAGCCATGTCTTGATCGGGACGTTGAACAACGCCAATAATCTTCAATGGAAGGGTAGCAGTAGTAGCCTTAGTAGCCATATCTGCTTGCATACCAGAAAGACCAGTGACAGATGAACCTGCAGTAAATGCAAGACCAACGTTCAGGCCAATATCAGCAACAGCAGTTGCGGCATTAGCTTGGACTTCAAATACTTGATCAGGATCAGAAAGAACAAACAGGGTGGCAGCAGTAGAAGCTGCACGAAGACCACCAGGGTTGTTCAGGTTAGTATAATCGGGAATACGACCAACAACAACGCCAGCAGGCAGATCGGTGTTAGCAGTGGCGCGAGTTACGGCTTGGAGGCCGTTAGCATCTGCAGTACCAGCGCTCTTTACAACATC